GGGATTATGCAGCAACTGATAAGGAAGAAACTGCATATCAAAAGAAATTGATTGATTATATTATCAATCCTGCACAAACTAATCCAAATTGGAATGCTACTATTAATACTAGGGAAGCGTCAAAAACTGTAAGAGATATGACAATTCCTGATCCAAATACGGAAGTGCAGGTAGATCCTTTTGTAAAACGAGTTATAGATCTTCCTCAAAGACTATACAGTCCGTCTGTAATTGCGAAAGTGCGTGAAAATGTAGTGCCTTTAGATAGACCTATGCCAAAAGAGGAGTTGATGGAGAATAAAAATCAAATTCCAATTGATAGAACTCTATTAGATCAGTTAGATACGGATTTAAAGAATGCATATAAAGCACATAATGATCAAATACAAGAACAATTAACTAATATTACTCAAGTAACTGGTGTACCTGATAGTATTACCTATGATGAGAATAGTGTAAGGACTGTGCAGCGTAGATTTCTTGATATGCCTCATGCTTCACCAGGAACTAAATATTATATGAAACAATATAGGTCAGATCCTAGAAAAGACATTTACTTTACTGTTACTCTAGGACATGACCCTGTTGAAACTGGATGTGGGCACTTTACTTGCACAGCTCCTACTCCACCAAGTGATTTTTCAACTTATGATGGAAGTACTGGTATAACTAGTACATACAGTTATGTTGTGTCAGGTCAAGTGCAAGGTCCAGGATGTAGAGGTTGGTCTGCATCAGGTCAACAGCATATACGACATCATATGACAAAATCAACTAATACTTACGCAGCTACAGTAGCTGCATACGGAAACCCCTTTTAATATGGCAGGATTATCAGCAGCAGTTTACATAGGAAGTTGTAGTGGACATGGGCGTTGCATTCCAGCTAATGTTCATGCGGTAGTTAGTTGCGGTGGAACATGTAAATCTGCACCTAAAAAGAATATTGCAGCGATGGATGCCACTAATATATGGCCTCCATTTGCTCAAACACCTCTCAATGTGATGCAAATTGTGGGTAACGTTGTTATTAACGGCAATTTTCCTATTGTCGATCAAGATCTTTTAACTAATCATCCACCATCTTGCACAAATAAGGTAATAAGAGCAGGTTGCAAACACCCACCCCCTCCTCTTGATTGCCCTACACAAACTTTGTGTACGGAAGATATTGCTGGTGGTGGAGCTCATATTAGAAAGTGCTTTGCAACAACCAAAACCGTGTTCTTTAATAAGAAACGAGCAGGTAGAGTGGGTGATCCACTCGGACCTCCTTGTTTATCAAAGATTGCAACGGGATCACCTAATGTTTTTATCGGAGTTTAAATTATGGCAATGAAAGTCGCTTGGAATAGTGGTGGTAGCTATGTAGAAGCTATACCCAAAAAGACGAGACAAGGAAAAGGAAAACATACAAAATATTCTGCTTCATCTCGTAATAAAGCACCAAAACGACCTCGTGGACAAGGCAAATAGACAAAAGGACTCTTCGGAGTCCTTTTTTTATTGAAAACCCCGATAAATAACTAAGAATAATAGATCTTTTTTCTATAAATGGCGTTAAAGTCAATAACTAGCACTGATATAAAGAGGTCTAGAGCTTTTAAGGATATCTCTATGAGTATTCTTAAAAACCCCTTTACTAATGACATATCACCAGTGACTAATGAAGAATCTATAAAGCAATCTATACGAAATATAGTTTTAACTGCTCCTGGCGAAAAATTATTTAATCCTAAATTTGGATCTAGTGTATATAAGATGCTTTTTGAGCCTTTAGATCCGTTTATGATTGATTCATTGCAAGTTGAGATCAGAAACACAATAAGTAACTACGAAAAACGAGTTACTGTAACGGGTCTCAGATGTATACCTGATTATGATAATAATTCCGTTACTGTGAGTTTGGAATATAATATTATTGGTTTACCAATAACGGAGACCATTCAGTTTGTATTAGCGAGACCATCCTAATGTTACCAAATAATTTAACAACACTTGGGTTTGAAGATATTAAGTCTTCTATCAAAACGTATCTAAGAACTAGAGATGAGTTCATAGATTATGATTTTGAGGGATCAGGATTGTCATATATGATTGATGTGTTAGCATATAACACATATTATTCTTCATTTATGGCAAATATGTCTATGAATGAGGCATTTATCGCTTCTTCTACGGTTAGAGATAATGTTGTTAATATTGCGAAATTATTAGATTATTGTCCAAGGTCTGTTGTTGCATCAAAAGCTTGTGTGCATCTAGATGTGCAAACTACACAGACTGCAGGGACATATCCTAATAATATTACTCTTTTAAAGGGTCTTTCTGCTACAGGTGGTAATTTAGTATGGAATGTCTTAGATCCAATTACTGTAGAAGTTGATCAAACTACAGGAAAGGCAAGATTCCATAATGTAAAGATACAAGAAGGTAGTATTATAAACTATTCTTACACTGTAGATAACTTTGCAAAGCAGAGATATATAATTCCTTCTGAAAATGTTGATACTACAACACTTTCAATAAGAGTGCGTCCAAACGCAAGTAGCACTACTTCTGATAGTTATAATTTGGTTGAGAACATAACTGAGGTTAAGAGTACTGATAGAATATATTTCTTATCTGAAACTGAAGATAAGAGATTTGAAGTTTTCTTTGGTGATGGAGTTATTGGAAGGAAACTGGTAGATGGTGAGGTTATTGATTTTGAATATATTGTTACTAGTGGTGCTAAGGGCAACGATACTAGTATATTTGCCTTTGTAGGCAAGTTTCTTGACAGTAATGGCGTAAACTATGGTTCTAGTGCAGCAACGCTCACAGTAGGCGATAAGGCACAATTAGGAGAGAAGGCAGAAACTGTTGAATCTATTAAATTTAATGCTCCTAGGTACTATGCAGCACAAAATAGAGCAGTAACTATTCAAGATTATGAAACTATCGTAAAAAGGATATATTCAAATGCTAAAACTGTTGCTGCATACGGTGGAGATGAATTGACTCCTCCTGTTTATGGAAAAGTTTATATTGCTATAAAAACTAGGACTGGATCATCCCTAAACGATGCTACAAAGCTCCAATTAGTGTCACAGCTTAAAACATATGCTATGGCATCTATTGAACCTGTTATTGTCGATACTAAGACCTTATACGTTTATCCTAGAGTCTTTGCTACCTATGATCCATCTACTGCATCTAGAGATGTATCTACAATTTCAACAAATATACAAGATTCTATAACTGAATGGGCACAACAAGAAGAAATTAACAACTTTAATAATAATTTCAGTTTAAATAAGTTCCAAAAAGCAGTTACTCAGTCTGATCCAAACGTAACTGATACTTCCACTCAGATTTCAATTGTTCAGTATATTACTGCTACTGGTAATACCTCCAATACATATTGTGTCTCAACTGGATCACCTCTACTAGATAGTGCTCCAAATATCCAAATTACTGAAGGTATTACAGCAACTGTTACAACAACTACTGACAGTAGCGGTTGTAAAAAAGAACCTATCATCAAATCATCTAAATTTAGACTTGCTGATAGGCCAGCTATAGATCAATACTTTGAGGATGATGGATTTGGTAATTTAGTGGTTTTCTATATCAGTGGTACTAGAAAAATCATTACAAATCCAAAAGGAGGAACAGTTGACTATAATACTGGTCAAATATGCTTTGGACCAGTTAATATTGTTGGTGCTGGTGGAAATGTTCCTGTAATTGATACTAATGGTGATATTGACGAGACTACAGTTGTTGTTACTGGTCAAGTATTCCAGATTGCAGTCCAAGCAATACCATCCAACCCATCCATCATATACACCCCAGATCCAGGTACCGTAATTGAGGTTATAGTCCCAACTATATCTGTTTCTCCATTAGGTACTGATCTACCTTCGACTATCCCACTAAATAGTCTTACGCCAGAAAACTTTGAAATTACCCCTACTGTTATTGATATTCCTGATATTAACAATGCTGGCAACTTGGCAAACATCTCCTGTTTTTAGAAGTTAAATGACGACCACAAATAAGGTTTCTCAGGTAGTAAGCAAGCAGTTACCGCAGTTTGTTGAAGATAATCACCCTCTTCTTAATAAATTACTTGAATATTACTATAAATCCCAAGAAAAAACGGGATATGGTCAGAATATCTTAAATGATTTCTTACAATATCTGAATATTGATAAGTTAAACATTGATATTCTTGATGGAGCGACAAAACTTGTACAGGATGCTGCAGCAGATGCTACTACAATAACAGTTGAAAACGTAGACTCTTTTCTTGATAAAAACGGTAGTATATTAATTAATGATGAGGTAATTTTTTATGAGAAGGCAGTTCCTTCTCCTAGTGTTGCTTTAAGTCCAGGTATTTCTTATGATCAGGTAAAAGTAAAGTGGATTGGTCTTTCTAATCCTATTAATGATTTTGATGGTGTCAAAAACTCATTTCCATTATTATCACAAAATAGTCCTGTAAGTCCACCATCTCCACAACACCTTATTGTTAAACTTTATAACAAGGTTTTGATAGGTGGAGTTGATTATACTCTTGATAATAACAATATTAACTTCACTACTCCACCTAGAGCTAAAACAGTCTCTGATGGATTTGAGTCTACAAATATTACATACTTAAAAGGTTTTTCTGAAGACTCTATCTTAGCGTTAGACGATATTTCTAATAATTTTGGTGATAATAGAACTAGTTTTAATGTTACTAGAGGAGGAGTTCCTTATAGAGCAGTAGTTGATGAATATATTATTGCAATTTATGATGGCAATCTATTAACACCAAAAACTGATTTCACTTTTGATGAAACTACAATTTCTTTCAATTTCATACCTCTAGTTGGAAGAAAACTGGCATTATTTTCTATTGAAGCACCAATTCCGTCTTTTGGATCAGGTGCGGTTGGTTTTTCTCGTGTTAATGAGGCAGGTGCGGTAACAGGTATTGAAATTAGTAAGACTGGATCTGATTATAGATTTGAATATGCACCTAAAGTCAGTATTAAGTCTAAAGAAGGTTCTAATGCCGCAGTTAGGTCATTAATTAACGGTATTAAGAACACACAGTTACTTGGTGGCGGTAAAGGTTATAGTGAAAGTAACCCACCTACGGTAAATATACAAAGTCCAACAAAAGCAGGTGGTACACCAGCAAAACTTAGTGCTAAAGTAGTAGAAGGTTCAGTATCTGAAATAGTAGTAGAAGATTCTGGTAGCGGATATACATTTATACCAAGGGTTACCTTTGCACAACCAGGTGGAGCAACACTAGGAACTCCAACTATGGTTGGTGGGTCATTTAGTGGTGAAGTGCCTGTTACAAGTGGTGGAAGTGGATATACTACTGCCCCTGTAGTTTATGTTGATGAACCAACAGGTGAAGACCCTATTATAGCAACTTTTCAGGCAGTATTAAACGATAGGGGTGAAGTAGAGTCTATTACTACTCTTAATGCTGGTCAGGGGTATACAAGCACCCCTAGAATTGCAGTTATTGACCCAGTTGGAGCACAAATCTTAGAAACTAAGGTTGATGCAGATGGTAGATTAGTTGATATTGAGATATTGAGTGGTGGAAGTGGTTATGATGATGTTCCATCAGTTTATATTGTTGATGATCGACTTAATGATGTTGGTGCTTCTATTGGAGGATCAGGAGCAACAGCTGTTGCTGCAATTTTCAATGGACAGATTACAGATATCAATATAACTGAATTTGGATATGGATATAGTCAATCTAGTCCTCCAAAAATTATTATTCAGTCTCCACCTTCAGCAACAGCGTCAGTAGAAATAGGAACAGGTGAAGTTACTGGATTTGAAATAATAAATGGTGGATCTGGATATGAGAAGTGTAGATTTGAAGGATGTGCTAGAGCTGCTAGTGGAATTACTTCATATACCAACAGTGGTGATGTTGTATTCTCTGGTGAGACTGTAGCTTCTACTCATTCTACAAATGACGCTGTTACTTGCTTAGATGCAGTGTTTGTTAAGAGATTGCTTGACAAATATACAGAACAATACTTACCAGATGTTCCAAAACTAGATTATGCAAGTATTGACGTTAGAAATGCTATTAAGAACATAAAAACCTTCTATTCTACAAAAGGTACTTCTTTTAGTGTTGCATATCTCTTTAAATTGCTTTATGGTGAAGATGTTTCGATTTCTTACCCTAAAGATCAGATTATTAAACCTTCTAGTGCAACTTGGTCTATTAATACGATTTTAAGGGCAACTTTAGAGACTGGTGACCCAGTAAACATTAAAGATGCGTTAGTTCAGCAATTTGAGGACATTGCAGACGAAAATGTTAAAGATGCTAGTGCTCTTGTAGAAAATTACATTGCAATTAAGACTTCAGACCTTGAAATTTATGAATTGGTTTTATCTGAAGAAACTATTGAAGGAACTTTCATTGTTCCTTACAAAACAAAGTTGGGTGAAGGATTAACAGAGACAACTGACGTTATTACTGTTGACTCTACTATTGGATGGCCAGAAAGAAACGGTGAGATTGTAATTGCTAATGATGAGATAATAAGATACAAAGAAAAGTCTTTAAACCAGTTTATTGAGTGTACTAGGGCATCATCTGGCACAATTGCAAAACCTTGGGACGCTGCTTCTGAAGTTAAGTCCAATTTCAAGATTTATCTTAATAAAGATACTCCACAAGAAGTTGTAATGAATATTGTTGGTATTGTTGATGCTCAACAAACCACTTTATCAGATACTGGATCATATTACCTTCCTGGAGATAAACTTACTGTTTCTAAACTAGGTGGTACTACACAAGCTCCTCAACTTACAGGATGGTTATATAACGTTAAAAAATTAATTGAAGTTACTGGTATAACCTATGGTGGTGTTAATAACCAATCTGCAACAGTAACATGTAGTAATGATCATGGTTTATTGGTAGGTGATCAGGTTACTATCTACGGTGCAAACCCAACCATATATAACGGCACATTTTTAGTATCTTCAAGGGATTCTGCTAATGTATTCCAATATGTTCTTCCAAATACAGCAGTTGTAGAACCACAAGGTAATATTTTGATATCAGTTGACTTGAATAAAGGTAAGTCTACTGATGTTGCTATTGAGAGCATAATCTCACTTTATACTACTAACGTACAAAATACATTCTTTAATAATGAGTATGTGTATGTTGCTTCTACTGGTATACCTAACTACAACATTGGTCCTTTTGTTGGATCAGCACTTCTTCCAGGTAACCAGAGAAAACTTAATAGATTCCCTTTAACAACTCAAACTATATCCACAAAGACACTAACTCAATCTGGATCTATTGGTACTTGGATTAATGGTGTTTCTGTACAATCATATAAATCAACTGTTAAGAAAACATTTGGTGCAGTAACATCTATTGATATTACAGATCCAGGTTCAAATTATGATGCTGAAAGACCTCCTACAATTACTATTGCTGGTGGTGGTGGATCTGATGCAGCAGCTGCAGTTGTAGTTGATGGATCATTAACTGAAATTGAAGTTTTAACTGGTGGATCTGATTATACTACTTCTCCACTTGTTTCTATTGTTGGTGGAGGTGGATCTGGTGCTTCTGCTACTGCAATTGTTACTAGAGGATCAGTTTCAAGAATTCTTGTTAATAATGGAGGTACTGGATATACTTCTAAACCATCTATTACTATTGTTGGTGGTGGAGGTACTGGAGCAACAGGTAATGCATCCGTAAGAGGTCCAGTTAAGAGTATTAATATTACTAATGGTGGAAGTAGTTACACTTCTGCACCAACAGTTACACTTAGTTCTGGTGAAGGTGCTGTAGCACAACCGATTGTAAGTAATGGTAGAATTATTTCAATTGCTATTATTTCTGGTGGTGTTGGATATACTACTGCTCCAGAAGTTACTATTTTGGGAGATGGATTTGGTGCAGTTGCAAAAGCAACTATTGATTTGGATGGAGAAAACGTTGGTAAAGTAACAAGTATTCAAATACTTAATAGAGGTATAGGTTATACACAAGGTTTAACAACTATTGTTCTTGATTCTGTTGGAAGTGGTGGTAAATTTGCACCTAATGTTTTCAAATGGGTTTATAACCTTCAGGCAACTACTAATACTGATAGTGCAAAAGGTGCTATTTTTGAGGGTCTTAATACCCAGTATGGTGGTGAATATGCACATATATCTAACCCACAAAGATTGAGGTATATTCTTGGTGATAACTTAATTAGTGCTACTGATGGTAGTATTACAGAAAAAGAAAGTCAATTAGAGCATTCTCCTATTATTGGTTGGGCATATGATGGTAATCCCATATATGGACCTTATTCATATGAAGATCCTACCGATTTAGGTTCTAATATTGTTAGAATGAGATCTTCTTATGCTTTAAAGACTAATTTAGTCTTTGATGAGATATCCAATCCAACTCCAGTCAGAATTGATGGTCCTTTATTAACTTCTGAGATTGCAGGTAATTTTGTAGAAGATTATGAATATAACTTTGGTAGTGGTGATTTAGATCAATATAATGGTAGATTCTGTAAGACTCCAGATTTTCCAGATGGTAGATATTGCTATTTTGTAACTATTGATGCAACTGCTGCTGGTAATCCAATTTTCCCTTATGTTATTGGTGATAGGTATAATTCTCTTGTAGATAGTTGGAATTTATCTACTGATGCTATTCAGCAGAATATTCCATCTGGAGTTATTCGTTATAGAGATCCATATGAAAATGTTGATATTGATGTAGAGCGTACACCAAATGAAACCTCTAATGCAATAACAACTGAAGATGGTTTTATACTTCTATTTGATCCTGAAGATGAAGATAGAAGTGGTGTTATTGAACAAGCAGAAATAGATGATCCAGAGCAAATGTATGAGGAGTCACCTCTACAATTGTATGATTACTTCCCTAAAGTAAGATTTGACTCAAAAGTTGATATTGAAGTTGAAACTATTGAAAAATTTGAAGATGCATCTGTTAGTGGATTTATTATTGAAAACCCAGGTAAAAACTATCAGGTTAATGATATTTTAGTATTTGATAATACAGATACTGATGGTAGTGGCATATCTGCTAGAATTTCTAAAATTACTGGAGAACAAGTACAGTCATATACTTTTGAAAGTGTTGAGGGTATAAGTTATGGTATTTTAACTACAGTTCTTCCTCATAATATTATTACTGGTGATGAAATCTTTGTTGACTATACTCCTATAATGGATAATACCAACAAAACTTATAAAGCGAGACAATATAAGGGTATAGAAGAGATTACAGTTACACAAACAGGTAGTGGTTATAATGTAGACATTCCACCTGAAATTGTTATTGATGGTGATGGAGAAGATGCTGAAATAGAAGCAGTTTTAACTACTGTTGGTAGTATTGATACATTCAATATTGTTAATTCTGGATCTGGTTATGTTAATAATCCTAGAATTATTTCATCACATCCACAGGTTTTCAAAAAAGCAGATTACTATGCAACATTAATCAATAATAACGACTATGTTAAAATTAATGATATACATGTTAGTGATAGTAAGGAAACTTTCCTTTGTGGATCAACTTTAGATGCTCAAGGAGATACTGTAGGGTTTATTGCAAAAATATCTGCGTTAGGTGTAAAAGAGTGGGAAAGAACTTTAGAATCTAGTTTACCTGCTGCTGGTACTACTACTTTAGAATTTGAAAGACTTCTTGTAGATGGTTTAAATGTTTGGGTAGTTGGTCATAATAGACCAAATGGATCTTTATTAGAAGCTTATAATCCAGATATTGTTTTAACTAAGTATACACAAGCAGAAGATGGTTTAAGTGCTATATTAACTTGGCAAAAGACATATTCTGGTATTTCAGGATCTACAAGGGCTGATAATGTAACTTCTTTAGTAAAATTATCAGATAGTCGCTTTGTTCTTGGTGGTTATACTAATACCAACTCATCTAATCCATATGATGCCTTTATTGCTGTAGTTGATACTGCAGGTACATTTGTTAATAAGAGAAAACTATCATCTGCTGATAAATCTGAAAAGATTGTTGATATGATAGTAAATGGAGATAATCTCTATTATGTAATGGAACTAGCAGATGTTGCTGCTGGAAATGACATTACACTTGGTTTAGGTAAAGCAAGTGTCTCTACTACATTAATTACTATTGATTGGGTTAAAGAAATTGAGCAAGCAGTATACTCATTAATAGATGCAAGTCTTGTAGTTGATGAATATAATGAATTGTATATAACTTCAACCTTAAGGTTAAAGAGTGATGATATTACTAGAGATAGTATTTGGGTTGGTAAATTTGCTATCGATTCTGATTTAATCTGGAGTTATAGGTATCTTATGCCTTCCAGAGAAGTTAGTGTAGTTAATAGGTCTGCAATTGATATTTTTGGTAATTTAAATATTGCATATACTGAGGAAAACATCACTAGTGGTGAAAATAAAGTAGGTACTATAAAAATTAATTATAAAGGTGAAATTGTAAATCATACTCAAAATACATTTGATATTACTAATACAACTGATAATAACATTGAAGGTCTTACTGCTGGTGCTCTTGAGGTAGATAATTCTGGTGATGTTTATGTATTTGGACAAACTAAGTGGAATAGAAATGAATGTGTATTTGATTTTGCTGCTAGTGAAACTGTAGATCTTTGTGGTCGTTATACTTTAAATACAGTTGGATTAACTAGTTCTGTAACATATGAAGATAATGTTGCTAAGATATATGGTTACAATCCATCTGGATTAAATTCTTCATGGGTCAATTCTGCTATAAGAATTGATGCATCTGATTTGGGAGATGTATTAGCAGATAATTGGACTTTAGATTTCATGATCTATAAGGATGCTACTGCTTCACAAACATTATCTCAAGCAGATCAAACTATATGTGGTATTGGTACAGCACAGGAAGGAACAGGTGGATTGTGGTTAGGATATAATATTGCTAGTGGTGAATTGCAGTTAGTTACTGCAAATAATGCAACTCAGTTGCAAAATGGTAGTGGAGTATCATCATCTCAGACTAACATGTATGCTGACAACTCTTGGCAGCATATAGCATTAAGTAAAGAAGGTAATTCAGTTAAGGTATATGTTAATACTGTATTGGTTATTAATGCAAGTATAACAAATACTGCATGGGGTAATAAGAATCTATACTTTGGTAACCAAGAAGGATTTGGTGCAACTGCAACTGATTATAATAGTGCGTATCAAGGACAATTCTTTATTGATAACATTAGAATAAGAAATAGACCATTAGTTCCTACAGCTCCATCAGATTTTGCAAGTTTACCTCCAGCAACTATACTTGCCTTTGCTCATACTTGGGTAGATACTGCTTGGTTTACTAATAATATTACTAAGTATGACTACATTGATTATAAAGGATTTGGTTTAAAAGTAGATAAGAATGCAGATGCTGCAAGACTTGGAGATCAAGGAATACAAACCAATTCTCAAGTTAAGTTTACAAGAACTGCTATTGTTCCTGTTCTTGGCACTAACGCTACTGTAAGTAACGTTACATATGCGTTAGGTGATAGTGGACTTCAGAATTTGGATTATAATGAAGCAGATTCTAATCATACTGATGCACTTGGAAGTATTACTTACTCTACTGATGTTTGGTCATCTAGAAATGCTACTATTCCTGCTCCAGGATCTCAAAAAGTACAAGTTACTGCAAAAGTAAAAAATAGGTATTACTTTAATCAAGTAGACACAATTAAGATTGATAATATTCAAAAATTAACAATTAATCAGGAATTCCAAGTAACTATTGGTGCTAAGCTCAATTTAAATAATGGTGCTTCATTTGTTAATAGTGGTTATATTACTGGTGTTGATAAACTGAATAAGCACATTTATGTTGCAGTTAATAATAATGATTGGTCTAATGATCTTAATATTGGTGAATTAACTACTATTAGGTTTGATGAACAAGATACTTATGGTGTAATAGGACCAAATGTTAATGATATTAATGAAATTAAGCAATATCAATTCCTTGCTGTTACTGATACTACTCCAGGAACATTTGACGTTAATTTAGCAAATTATGATGCTCCTAGTGATATTGGTGGCACTAATAACTTAAATCTCTTTGGTAAATTTAAACCTTGGGGCACTGAAGTTTATAAAGCTAGAATTTTAGAAACTTCTGGTACTTCTCCATATATTCCTGGATCTGTCATTGAAATTCCATCTAGTAGTCTTAGTTGGAATGCAGAGTACTCTACTGTCCAAATAACTGGATTAACTGCTGTTGTTAAAATTGATTTAATAGCAGATCTTACAAAGATATTACAAGTAACTGCGGTTTCAAATAGTGATGAAGTTTATGTTATTACAAATAATTCTCATTATTTAAATACTGGAGATGTCATATATGTTGATGGAAACCCAACTACTCAAGTTGGTGCTACTGTTTATGATGAATACAATGGATCATTTACAGTTCATTCAGTAATTGGTATTAAAGAGTTTACTTATAAGTTAGGTGCTGTAGCAGTAGCTGGTCCTGCTACAATTCCTGGTAATGTTGAGATATTTGCTAAATCTCCAATATTGAAGCAATATTATGGACATCAATACATTTTTGATGTTAGTCACTCTACTATGTTGGGTGGAAACATCTCATTCTCTAAAGATAGTCTCAACAAACTTGAATATTCTTTCAACTCTATAGAAAGAATTGGTACCCCAGGAGTTACTGGTCAAGGATTACCAACACCTTCTGTAAAATTGAAAGTTGATGAAGGTATTGTTACTAATATTTCTTACTATTTTGATCCATCTAGGACAGGAGAAGAATCTCCAGTTGATCCAAATAGTTTCTTAGATATTGTTCCTTCTCCATATATCGGTACATTTGTATTAACTTCTACATCTGGAGGTACTATTACTACTGGTGATAATACTTGTAGATTTAAGTTAGGTAGTGAGCCAGAAGGTTCTGCAGAAACTGTTAATACAACATATCAAACAAGTTCTATAAAAGCAGTTGGTAGTATTGGTGATGTTAGGATTGTCAATCCAGGTGGATTCTATACCAAACTTCCTGCAGTAACTAGTATTATATCAAGTAGAAAGATTGAAAGGGTGCAAATTAATGAGCCAGGAACTGAATATGAACCAGGCGATTACATTTCAGTACCAATTGCTGGAGATGGTGAAGGTGGTTATGTTTCCATTAAAGTTGAGAATACCACAGATGATGAAGGAGAAACAACTCCTGGACAAATTGTAGAGGTAAATGTTACTTCTCCAGGTAAAGGATATACTACAGCAAATATTGATATACAATCAATTCCTGGTATTCTTGGATCTGGATTGAGTGGATCTGGAGCAGATTTAGAAGTCGTTATTCCTCCATATGGCACAGGTGCTTCTATCTTTACTAAAGGTACTAATGTTGGTAAGATTAAGAAATTAAACAATAACAATTTTGGTTATGATTATACTCATGACTATACACTTAGACCTGAAATTACATTCCCATTGAATGCTCAGTTAATTAATACTAGTATTCTAGAAAGTATTACTATTACTAACCCAGGATCTGGATATACTCAAGCACCTGTTGTTACTATCACTGGAGGTGGTGGTAGTGGTGCTATTGCAGAATCTACAGTTAAGAATGGTAGATTGGATAGTATTATAGTTAAAGATCCTGGTGCTGGATATTCTACAGAACCTGTAATTAGTCTTAAGTCTTCATTTAACTATGTTGTTAACCTTGACTTGGGATTACTACAATTTGCTTATCCACATGGTATTACTAATGGTGCAGAAATTCAACTTAATGTAGTTGATACAGGAGATGGGGCAGATTTCCCAGTTGCTGCAGGTGCTATTGGTACTTTAAATGGATCTACAACATATTATGCAATTACAGGTGCTGCAAATTCATTAGACACTGATCAAATGAAAATTGCTCTTACAGAATCTAATGCTGAATTGGGTGATGCAATGCAATTTATTAACCCAGGTGTTGGTCGTCAACAAGTATTAACATCTTCATTTGGTGGTGCTGCTGAAGCAAATGTTATTACTTCTACTTTCTTAGAAGGAGAATTGCTATATCAGGGTGATACTTTAGAAAATGCAACTGCAACTGGATATGTATCAACTAATAGTGGTTGGCAAATTGGATCTAGAATTGTTAAGATTGTTAATTATGATGGTCTCTTTAATAATGGTCAGAAGGTAACAGGAACAATTTCTAAGTCTTCTGGTGTTATTAGTGATATTAAGATTGCTAAAGGTGTCTTGGAAATTGGTCCTATTACCAAAACCACAGGACAATTTGTTGATGATGTTGGTAAACCTTCTGAAATCATTCAAAAGATTCAAGACTCTTACTATTATCAAGATTTCTCATATGCAGTTAATTCTTCTGTTTCAATCGAAGAATGGAAGAATACTGTAATTAAGAATGTCCATCCTGCATCATTTAAAGTATTTGGACAATTAGAAATTCAGGATAAGGCAGAGATTACTAATAAGGAAACTGATTTTGAATTAACTAAGTCAGTTGAATTGGCTAGAGATGCAGTTGTACCAAATATTCAAAGTTTTGCTTTAGGTGAGCCAATATACCAAGAATTCAATAATACTGAGGTATTATTCAGGCAGAAGAGATTGACTTCTTCTGAGAATATTTTGACCTCTGTTGTACAAAGAGTTGATAATATATCTGGTTTATTTGATGGTGAAAGAACTCAATTCCCACTAACAATTGAAGGTGAGAATGTAATTGCCAACTCAAACCAGTTGATGATTATTCTTAACGGTGTTGTCCAAACTCCTGAAGAATCTTTTAAAGTATTAAATGACTCTATTGTATTCAATGAGCCACCAAATTCAGTTGCTGCTGTTAAGTATGTTGATGTAACAGTTCAACAGATTTCTACTAAGGTATTCACTGTAACTAATGCATCTGGTATTTTCCCTAATGTTGGAGATACTCTTAAGGGTGTTATTTCTAGTGCTGAAGCTACTGTTGTTGGAACAGCAGGTAATACAGTTACTATATTTGTAACTCAAGGAACATTCCAACTCAATGAAATAATTGAAGGTAGTGCTACTGCATTTAGTGCTTTACTTATCACTATTGTTGATGAAGTAAATACTGGATTGTTTAGATTTGGAGAGACAATTAGAAATATTGATGGTGATACTGCAAAAGTTGAAAGAATTAACTTAGCAACTGGTCAAGAAACTCCAATAGCAGATGTTAGATTCTCAATTGGAATAAGCACAGTACAATTTGATGTTATTCAAATTAGAACAGATGGTGTTGAAGCAGCTCTTCCTGATGGCACTTTTACGGTTGGTAGTCAATACCAAATAGCATCTGAGATTGTAACAATTCAGACTATTACTAATGGAGCACAATCAACTACATTAGAAGTGCTTAGAGGTCAGTCTGGTACTACTGCTACAGCACATTTAGCAGGTACACCAATTTATGGTACTGAAGTTGAAGTTACTAATAGTTTACTATTAAGTAAAACACTTGGTACTTATCAGTCAACACCTGGATTATTTGATATTCAATTAAATGATATTATAATTGCTGCTGGATCTAAGGTTGTTGCAAGAATTACATCAACAACACCTTATCAAGACCCTGTAACTAGTGAATTTGTTGATACAGTTACTATTTCTGAAGGATCAACTTTCTTTGGTCTTTTATTCAACAGAATTACTTCTCAGACATATCCTAATGTAATTTTAGATAACTTATCTCAATCACAGATTAATATTGTAGAATATGATAATTTTGAGGCTGCTAATCCATTTAACGATAAATTCCCTGCTAATGAGATTATTAACAATTATATAATCAAATATATTAGTCCAGCTGGTGCTGCAGGTGCTCATACTTATGTTGGTGGTACATCAGTTGCTGCTCTTACCTTTAATGATGATTCTACAAAGAATGTAACTGATGCAACATATAATGGTGCAACTGGTGAACTTGAATTGACTATTGGAAACCATAGTTACACAACCTCAAATACAGTTAAAATTGGAGAAGGTAAATTATCGTTTACTTGCGATTTAGATGATAATGCTACTACTCATGCATATCCTAGATTAACTGATCCTTGCTATAATACCTTAATTGCAATTGGTTCAGTTACAGCAACTACAATCACAGTTAACGTTGGTATTGCTGGTGGATTTAGTGAAGGTGAGACAATAAGAAACTACAAGTTAGATTACTCAAATAATGATGGAGAATTCCTAAACAATGATACTGCATATGTAAGAAAACTATCTCTAAGAGATGAGCAAGGTGATGGATTCTTCTCTAAAGGTCAAATCATTAGATCTGAGAATAGTAAGGCAGAAGTATTAGGATTTAACCGTGCTAGAAGCACTGTTTACCTTGGTAAGATGGGTAGATCAAAACCATCTGGTGAGGACTTCCATCACGTTGTTTTCCATGATGATGCTCAGTTAGATACATCTCAGAAGAAGTATGGTAATTCTTCACTATTACTTGGTAAAGCATTTACCACTCATATATGGGTAAGTGGTGTTGATGATGCTATTACAGCAGATGCTGGTGGACCATTTACTGCTGCTAGTGGTACTACTTACAATCCTGTAACTGGTGATTTAGTTCTTGAGATTGGCAGTCATAGTCTTACTACAAGTAACACTATTCAAATTGCTACTGGTGGATTATCATTCACATGTGATGGTGATAATCATACTTCTGCAAAAACATATCCTCGTGCTACTGATCCTGTTGCTGGTCAAACCCTTGCTATCACTGCGGTTTCAGCGACTACAATTACGGTTGATGTAGGTGTTGCATCTACCGATTTAGATTATATTAATATCGATTCTTCTACTGAGTTTGGATTTGGCACAGGCGACTTTACAATTGATGGATGGTTTAGACCTGACAATTTAACTGGTGCAAAAGCTATAATTGACTTTAGGACTACTGGCACTGAAGTTTCTCCTTACCTCTATCTTGATGGCGGTAATGTTAAGTATTTTGTTAATGGATCTGTTGTAATTACAGGAACAGCATCTATAGCTTCAGATACTTGGTTCCACTTTGCTATATCGAGATCTAGTGGTGTAACTAAGATGTTTATTAATGGATCTCAAGATGGTAGTGATTATGCTGATACAAATAATTATGGTACTACAAAACCAATCAGAATAGGTGCTACTATTGTTCCTGGTGATGGTTTCATTGGTAGTATTGATGAAGTAAGAATTTCATCTGTTGCTCGTTATACTACAAACTTTACTGCTCCATTAGGATTCCATCAGGGAGATTTAGATACTAAACTACTTCTCCATTTTGATGGTACTGATGGTGAGAAGTGGACTGATGATTGGTCTGGTGAGCAAGATTGGACTAATGGTCATGATTTCAATAATGATGCTATATTAGCAACTTCTCGTAAGATTTCAGAGCACATATATGTTGGTGGCACAGCAACTAATGCTGTATTGATTAACCAAGGTAATGTGTTAAAGAATGTAACTGATGCTTGGTATAATTCAAGAACAGGTGATTTAGAATTGGAAATTGGATCACATAGTTACACAACTTCTAATACTATTCAAATTGCTGCTATAAGTCTTACTTTCACTTGTGAGCAAGATAATCATGCTACAGAGCATTCATATCCTAGACCATCTGATCCTGTATTTGGTAAGAAGATTGCAATTACTTCTGTAACTTCAACAACACTTACTGTTAATGTTGGTGTTGCTCTTCCAAAAGGATTTGTTGGTAATACACATCGTTATTTGGATGCTGCTGATTTACTATTAGCTAATAAGGAATTCCTATCAGAGGAGATTGAAGCGTTAGTTCAACCAAGTCTTCCAGAAGCATTGGATAATACAACATATAAATTAATAAATGCTCCTGATTATACTTCATATGATTACTTTAGTTGGGGTATTGGTGTTGGTAATGGTAAGATTGTAATTGGTAATAGAGGTGATGATAGTAATCAAGCATTAGATATAGGATCCATTTATATACATGATATTGATGGAACCTTTGAAACTAAAGTTGTTGCTAGTGATGCTTCGGCATTTGATAGATTTGGTGATGCGGTTGCTGTAGGTAGTAATAAGATTGTAGTTGGAGCACCACAAGCAGATCCTAACGGTCTTTCATCTGGTGCTGTTTATGTTTATGATCTTGATGGAACAAATGAAGTTAAGATAACTCCAACTGGAGGTGCTGCAGGTAGAAACTTTGGTTATGCAGTTGCAGTTGGTGATGATAAGATTGTGGTTGGTGCTTATGGATCTGATAGTGCAAATGATCTAGCTGGTGCAATTTTTGTATATAACCTTGATGGCACAGGTGAACTTAAAATAGAACCAAGTGATGGTGCTGAAAATGATTACTTTGGATGGTCAATTGCTATGGATACAACCAACGATAAAATTATAGTTGGTGCTCCACAGCAAGATCCACAAGCAGAATCATCTGGAGCAGTATACATTTACAATTATGATGGAAGTGGAGAAACTAAGGTCTTCCCTTCTGATGGTCAATTAGCTGATTTATTTGGTTGGAGTGTTGCTGTTGGTGATAATAACGTATTCTACGTTGGTGCTCCTGGCGATGATGATAGAGGAACATCAGCTGGTGCAATGTATGTTTATACTATTGCTGGTGTTGCAATATCTAAACTTATTCCTGTTTCGGTTGGTAGTTATGATTACTATGGTGCAAAAGTTGCTGGACTTGGTACTAAGGTATTTGTTTCTGCATACGGTGCAGATGATAATGCACCTGAAGGTGGTTGCATTTATATGTTTAATCAGGATGCCACAGGACCTATAGAAAAACTATATGATGTGTCAACTAATACTAATAGTAACTTAGGTAACACTGCTCTAGTTGCTGGTGAAGGTCGAGTACTTGCAAGTTCTCGTGATGTAGTTGGTAGTGCAATTTATGCTGGTAGAGCATATATGTGGTCTTATGCTTCTGTTGCTGGAGATAATGCATATGATACAGAAGTTTCAAATTGTATTGATGCTCTTGCATCTGACCTTCGTAATGGTAGTAATAACCATATGTGGGACTTTGCTGCTGCTAATGTTGATAGATCTGGTCCTCCTACTGCTCAAGACCCAGTTACAACAACAAGATTTACTGGTGAAGAAAGTTTCTTATTAACAACTTATGGTCATATTAGTAGGTTAGCTCAAGAGGTTGTTACTAACCAATTGGTTAATGTTTCAGGAACACATGGGTTGACTCAAACTACTGATGCATCTCTAACAAATTCATTATCTACAACATTCCATACACCAACTGGTGCTACATATGATCCATCAACAGGTATTGTAACTCTTACACTTAATGATCATGGATTTACTGCTGGCACTAAAGTCATGATGCATGATAATGCATTGAAGATGAGTTGTGCATTTGGTGGTGCTTCAGGCCCTGATGCTGAGAAGACATATCCTAGATCAACTGATCCTATTAGTGGTAAGTTTATAGAAATTTCTAATATCCAAACCAATACGTTTGATATTCAAGTATTAGATACTCTTAATGGTAGTGTACCTTCAACTAACACTGATGCTCATACATTTGTTTCTTTTGAGCCTCGTGGATTAGAAAGACAATTATCTACATATACCACACTTAGTAAGATTACACCTAAGGCTGCTGCGTATGATGCTGCGACTGGTAATCTTACAATTAATATTGGCACTCATACATTAACTACTTCTGATACAGTTTCACTTAAAGCAGAATCATTTGTATTTACATGTAATAAGGATGATAATACATTAGAAACTGCTTATCCTCGTGCTACAGATCCTGCAGCAAATGCAGTACTTGCTGTTACAGCAGTAGGAACAAAAACAATTACAGTTAATGTTGGACAATCACCTATTGATGAGAGATATGCACATACATTTGTATCTGCTGCTAAGAATGCTGTAACAGTATTAAATTACACTACTGCAGATTGTCTTGATGTTAAATCAACAATTGATAGTTTGATGTCAATTGCACAAGATACACTTTCTGAAGGTATTAGTGCAACACAAATTGCAAATGGAGATTGGTTGGCATATGTTAGTAAGATAACTCCAGCATATGAATATCTTGGTGCTACTGTTGATGCCTTTATTGAAGTACCAATAGATCTTTCTTTACATGTTAGTGATATTGATACAATTTACACAAATAGAATTGATCTTAAGACTAAGGATAGGTTTAAAGATGCTGCAAATCTAATTCGTCTTAATAGAGGTGCAATTGTGGATAAAGCATCGTTTGATTTGTTAGATCGTTATCCAGATCTAATAATTGATATGCCTCGTAATGATGATGGTGCAGGAGGAGGTACCTTAAGATGTAAGACTGATTTAGGTCAAATTTTAGATGGAATCGCAGAAGATCTCGAAGATGGTGGAAATAGAAATACTATAAGAAGTGGTAGATTCTATCTTGGTAATAATGATGTATTATTACATATCAGATTGCAAGCATGGCAATCTGCTTATGCTCATGAGCGTTTAGCACATTATACAAAACAAGCAATTACAGGTGATTTAGATGATACAAATACAGATGATGTGATTATTTCTGATTGGAATATCACTAATGATACTCCAGGAGCACAGTTTAATGTTTCTGCTGCAACTTATGATGTTGCATCTGGTGATTTAACCATGAATATTGGAACACATCAACTTCCTGCTGGAAGGATGATCCAATTAGCAACCGATTCATTATCATTCAGTTGCACATACGGTAGTGGAAATCATACTTATGTTGGTGGAATAGTTAAGTATGCTAATACTGGAACTCATACATTTGTAACTGGTGCTGAAGGTGCAATTACAGCAAATGCTGGTGGACCATTTACTGCTGCTGGTGGAACAAATTATGATCCAACCACAGGTAAGATGGAAATCTTTATCGGTAATCACAGTCTTACCACTGCTAATACAATTCAGATTGCTAATGATGGTCTAACATTTACTTGTGATAAAGATGGTAATGCAACTGAGCATACATATCCAAGAGCAACTGATCCTGCATCTGGCAAAACCCTTGTTATCACTGCAGTTACAGCGGCTTCAATTACAGTTAATGTTGGTATTGCTAATGCACTTATGGTGACTGGAGCAGACACCGTTCACACTTATAATGGTGGTACTTCATCCAATGCTATTACTGTAACTGGTGGATCTCAGTTTGATGTTACTGATGCAGTTTACGATCCTCTTAGTGGTCAGTTAGACATGACTATTGGATCTCATAGTTTACCAGCTCCTACTACACATACTGCAGAATCTGGTAGTGCATATAATCCAACTACAGGTGTTATGACCTTGAAGGTTAGTGGTCATAACTTCGCTAATGGTGATTTGGTTTATCTTGATGATGGTGCTGTAACCTTTAGTTGCACATATGGTGCTGGCAATCATAATTATACTGGTGGCACTGCAGTTGGTGCTGTAACTGCTGATAACACTAGCGTATTTAACGTTACTGATGCTGATTACAATGCAACTACAGGTGTAATGGTATTAACCATTGGTGCTCATAGTTTAACAACTTCTAATACAGTAACAATTACTGCTGGTTCTTTAGACTTCCAGTGTGATTTGGACAACTATGGATCAACTCATTCATATCCAAGAACAACTGATCCAATATACAATGTGCCAACTGCTATTACTGCTGTAGGTGCTACAACAATTACAGTTAATGTTGGTGTTAGCTCTCCAGGAACTGCTTATCCTCGTGCTAATGATCCTATTAGTAATAAGTGGATTGCAATTTCTAACGTTACTACTGACACCTTCGATATTCAAGTATTAGATGTCACGCCTTCCACAAATACAGATACACATACATTTGTAAGTGGAGCAGCAGGTGCTATTAAGAGAGCAGCAACTACTGTAACTATTGGTCAAGATAAGTTATCATTCACATGTGGAATGGATGGCAATACTGCTACTAAGACTTATCCAAGAGCAACTGACCCTGTATTTAATACAGCAATTGCAGTTAGTGCAGTTACAGCAACAGGAATTACAGTTAATGTTGGTCAGTCTTCAGGATTTGTAATCAGTGATGTTGATTATAATCCTACTACTGGTGACATGGAAATGACTATTGGAAACCATGCACTAACAACCAGTAATACGGTAACTATTGCTCCTGATGTATTGGCATTTACTTGTGATGCTGATAATCATCAAACAGTACACACTTATCCAAGAACAACAGATCCTTCATACAATACTGCAATTGCTATTACTGGAGTTACAGGAACAACGATTACAGTAAATGTTGGTCCTGCATCTGGTGGTCAGACTAAGACATATCCTCGTGCAACTGGTGCAGATTATGCATATCAGAGAAATCTTAAGATATTATCATCTACAACAGATACTATTACAGTAAATGTAACTGATGGCAAACCAACTTCTATTGATTCTCCACACACATTTGTTTCAGCAACTGCTAATTGTGTAACAGTTCCTGGTGATTGTGCTAATGTTAAGGATGCAATTGATACTTTAATTAGTAGTCTTAATGATATTATTTCACCTAAAGATAATGATTATCAAATTGCTGCTGATAGACTCTATTTTAATAGAGATTATATTACTCAAGAAATTATTGGATTAACTAAAAACGATTACACATATTCTTTAGGTGGTGTAACATATAATTCATGGGATTATAGTGGTGATAATACAGAAGTTGAAGTTAGAAAAGATTTTGAAAATATTTTACTTTCTCTGATATCTGATTTACAGACAGGTGGAAATAATAGTTCTATTGATTCTTGTGGTGAATTTATAGCTGCTAATCTAACTGTTGTTGGAATTCAAGATATTCTAGGTCAATTTATAGATCAGTTAAAGCATCTTAAGTTTGTTGGTACTAAAGCAATACAAAATCTTCTTTATAGTTTTGGTAGTAATGTTTCTGGACAGCAATATGCTGCACAATATAATACATTAAATGCTTATAGAGATCTTGAATCACCAGTTGCTATTGCTAATGTTGTTACTGATTTTGAGCAATTAATTGATATTCTTATTAAAGAATTTAATCCATCTGGTACTAGGGGATTAAGCTCTGCTAAGAACATGTTGTTTAATGAAAATTATTATACAGAAGAAATTGGATCTGTAGTTAATCAGCAATTTGGTAGTGCTTCATGGTCATATGATAGTTTCATTGATACTCTTGTTAGTGATCTTGAGCATGATATTATTACTACTGATGTTTCGTCTGCTAATACTACTCAGGCAACAAAGATATCTCTATTGAGAGAAGGTGTGATTAATGAAATTAACTTTACAGGTGGTGCTGAATATCAATCAACACCAACTATTACTATTGATGCTCCTAATCAAGCTGGTGGAATACAAGCAACTGCAGAGGCAGTATTGAGTACAAATGCATTATTAACAAGCATTGGTGTTACTGGTGCAGGTAGTGGTTATTCATATGTCCCAACGTTTAGTTTCTCTGGAGCACCTTTCATTGGCACTCATGGTGGTACAATGCCAATTAACTTTGGTACTGGACAAGTTACTGCAGCAATTTATGATGGTAAGATTAAAGACTTTAAAGTTGCTAATGCTTCACAATTTGCTCTTGGTATTGGTTGTGCTTTAGTTCCTAATGGTACTGGATCTGGTGGTACTGGTGGATTTAATGTTGGTCAAGATCATGTAAGATTTGGTGCTGGCACAGGATCTGTTGGTAACAGATACGTTAGTATTTTGGAGCAATATGATTGCACTAATGTAGATAAAATTAGATTCTATCTTGTTGCTGGAAATGCGGTAAATGGTGGTGATGCTAATGAAGATGGTGATGATCTTGCTTTATATTGGTCAAGTAACGGTGTAAGTTGGAATTATGTTAATAGAATTGTTTATGGTGGTACTAATGGAACTAATGGTATTAACGGACAAAATCAAAACTGGTCACAGTTTGTAAATGGTGGTTCTGTAGATATTCCTCTTACTGAAGGAATGCAGATCAATGGAGTTTACTTTAGAATATATCAAGTTGGTCATTCTACTGATTCCAATTTTGATCATTATGGTATCTGGAGAATGGGACTTATTGATGAGCAACAACCTGGATTTGATCAAGTTGGTAATACTATTACCGTAAATTATCAAGATGCTGACGCACAAACAGCAGCTACTACAGACCCAACTTTACAGTTTAATGCTTCTGTAACTGTTGAAAGTGTTAATATTACTAATAGAGGTACTGGTTATTCACCATCAAGTCCTCCAAGTGCTACATTTAGTGGTGGTAATCCAGCAACTCCAGCTGCAGTTACTAATATTACTGTTATATTGGATAGTAGAAGATTTACTGCTGGTCAGTCAATTATTTCTAGTGCTGGTGGTCAAGCAGTTGTATTGGAAGATATTGGTAACGCTCTTTATGTTGGACCTACTTCAGGAATTGCTTTTGCTGCTGGTCAGACATTATTCCAAGGTGCAATTACTGCAGTAATACCTTCAAACGGTGTTGGCAATCCATTTGATTGGTATACAAATGTTGGTAATGCTCAGACTTTCCAAACAGCAAGAACAATTCAATCTTTAGTTGAAGGTGAAGAATCATCTATTAATTTGGTACCAAATCCTGAGACTGCAGTTCTTAACTCTTGGTATAATAGCTATGCTACTTTATATAATGTTGCTGGTACTGCACCTGATGGGTCGGAAACTGCAGTAATGTTAGATCCTACTACGGATAATAACTATCATTATCTTTCTAGGTTCTTACCTTTAACTGAATATGAAACTTTTGACTCTGCTGCGACTAAATTTGATACTGAAACATTAACATGGGATGATGGTCCTGTTGATGATGATTCTTCACAGCAGTATACAGTTTCAGTCTTTGCTAAAGCTAATGGAGCAAACAAAATTAGATTATATTTAAGACTTGTTCCATATGGTAGTTACTCTCTAATTCAGGTTAACCTATCAACAGGAGAAATTGAAGGATCATTCTTGAATAATACTGGACCTAATGTTTTAACATTAGATGATTTCGGTGCTATTCCATATGGAAATGGATGGTATAGATGTTATATAACTGGCACTTTTGGTTATGGATTTACTTTCATAAACAAAGGTATATTTGTAATGACTACAGGTGGTCAAGTCGTATTCACAGGTAGTGCTGGTATAGACGATAGTATATTACTTTGGGGATCTAAATTCAATAGAGGTGGATTAGATGCATACACAGCAGTTTCTGGTGAAGTATTCTACTCTAATATAGAATACAATATTAAAAAGTATGCGTTAGAATTACTTGAAGATTATACAGAATTAGCAATTGCTGGTACACTGCCTTCACCAGCAACAGTTTCTAATATTACTAGATACTTTGATTCTACAATAGGATCTGATTATAATGTAGATTCCATACAAAGAATTGTTAGAGAAAATCTTAAGATGATTCGCTCACAATTACTTGATAGCGATCATTATTTGACAGTTGATGTAAATAGTGGAATTAAACTTCCTACTAAGAAATTTGGATCTAGAACAATTCCAATACCTTTGGGTGGTGGTATTGAAGGTGCTGATTTCTTATATGGTGGAATTAGTAATAGTAGTGCAGAAGTTAAAACTGTTACTACTAATGAAGGTTTAGTTGTACAAGATTACAAGAGATTTAGAGTTTATACTACTATTACTGATGGTCCTTTCCAGATGAATGAGACTATTAAGAAACAGGGTGATCCTACTTGCCGTGGTATTGTTTACGGATACCATGAAGATGAAAACTACCAGTATCTTGATATTAAAGTTACTGGTGGTACATTTGCTTTACTTGATACAGTTGTTGGTGATCAAAATAATACTACATTCCAAATTGGTAATATAGAAAATCGTATTCAGATTATTGATGTCCAAGGTGATTTTGAGGCAAACTCTGTATTTAGAGGATATAGTTCTGAAAGTACTGCTGCAACAGAAATATTCTTAAAGAATGATGCTGCGGTATTAACTAATACTGGAGGAAAACTTGTAGTTGACACTGAAACTTTAAATGGTGCATTTGAAAAAACTTCTGTAGTTTATGCAGAAAATTCTAGATTATACGTTGAAGTTAAGAAATATGCTGGTTTGGATATTGATGTTGGTGACAGAGTTGTTGCTGATGGATATCTCAAACTAGGGGTTTCAGTTTTAGGTGGTGAAGATGGATGGCAAGTTGGTGATTATCTTTGGAAGATGACTGGTGGTGTTAGAGATATTAATAACTATGGAATTATTAATAAGATTGATGGTACGGATATATACGTCGTACCTGTAGCTGGTGATTTTGTAATTGGTAATGTTGTAGAAACATACAATTCTGCAGATATTCGTGTTGGGCAAGGACAAGTAAGTACCAGAATTGCATATTCTGGTGCTGCAGCTGCGGTAGTTCAATCAATTGAAGATGTTGGACTTAATAAGAGACTTTATCTAAGTGATGTCCTTGGTACATGGGCAGATACAGATTCATTAAGATCTGTTGATGGATATAAGTCTGCAATTATAGTTAAGCAGACTTTAAAGGCACGTGTGAATAGATCCTTCAGAGGATTTGATGGAGCACAAACTATATTCGATCTAACTATAAACAATGGTGATCAATACTTCCCAGATACAGAAGGGCATATGCTCATCTTTATTAACGGTATTCTACAACCTCCAGGTGCAACAAATGCTTATACAGCATTCTCTGATAAGATCCAATTCACTGAGCCACCATCATTAGGATCATCATTCACAGGATTCTACGTTGGTAAGTTAAGACAGTTGGATGATATCTCCTTCGAGTTTGACTCTTTACGTCAGTCATTCAACCTCAAGCGTAATGATGTATTCTACTCACTAACGCTAACAGAAGGTGTCCAATCTTCTACAATACGTCCAGAAAATAATATTATCGTTTCGCTTAACGGTGTTGTGCAAGAACCTGGCGTTGGTTTTGAATTGGTTGGATCTAGAATTATCTTTACAGAAATTCCTCGTGTGGGATCAACTTTCGTAGCATTCTCCTTCGTTGGATCTGAAGCAGACGTTGACGCTGCAGAAGTTGTACCACCAATTGAACCAACTGACTTTATCAGAATTGGTGGAGAAATCAGTGATCGTGAAGTTGCTGTTATTGAATCTTCAAACTCCTTGGTAACATTCGATTATCTTGGTGCTGTATTTGGAAAGGATGCACGTGCTTCAACTGCTATAACTAAAGGATCTATTCGTGATGTTAGTGTCACCTCACCTGGTTCTGGTTACACATCTAGACCTGTTGTTAGGGTTGACTCCATTAGTGGATTTGACGCAAACATTAAAGCACTGGTTGGTGTTGGTGGTATCGTTGTTAACAATGGTGGTACTGGATATCAAAATCCAGAGATTGCTGTTGAAACATCAGTACCTGATGATTGGACTGCACCAGATCTAAGTCAGTATGGTGAAGAAGTCATAGATCCAGAAATCGTTTAACCTCATAAATAACTAAAAACATATTGCCTTATGGCCAAGCAAGTAATAGGAATAGGTTCATCCGCAGGGGATAATACTGGAGATACCCTCCGTGTTGGCGGTGACAAAATAAATGACAACTTTACAGAATTGTATAGTGCCATAGGAAATGGTGTTGCTACTCAGGTTAGTGTGACTAATGCTGGTACAGGGCAAGTATTACGTTATGATGGATCAGGATTTGTTGCATCTGATTATAGTGCTCTTACATCATCCCTAGATGTAAATAACAATTCAATTATTTCATCTGGTAATGGCAATATTGTAATTGCACCAAATGGTACTGGCAATCTTCAATTAACAGTTGGTGGAATTACATCTACATTTCTTGGAGTAAATGGTGCAATTGATATACCTGCTCTTTTAAGACATAAAGGTGAATATACTTCATTAGCTGCATCTCCTGTTCCTGCAGATTTTCCAGGATACTTTTTCACTGTTAATGGTGATGATAATCCATATGTAAACATTAATATTACAACAGGTGGTGTTGGTAATACGAGAGCAAAACTTTTAACAGAATATACTAGTATTGATGGTTTAGCAGATGTAGATACAACTACTACTGCTCCTACAGCAAACCAAGTTCTTAAATGGAATGCTACAGATAGTAAGTGGATACCTGCTCCAGATGATGCTGGTTTATCAAATGTTAACTTATTTGCTACAGTTGCTGGTGACACAGGATCTACAACTGCCGATAGTTCTTCAGATACATTAACTGTTACTGGAGGTAATGATATTGTTACTAGTGTTGTTGGAGATACATTAACAATTGACTTTAATGGTAGTCCTATTACAACCTTTGCAGGTTTAACAGATACTAATACTGCTGGTCTTGCTCAGGGTAATTCATTATTTTATGATGGTCTTAGTTGGGTAAGAACTTCAAGTCCAATTATTTGGTGGGATTTAGGATCTGATGGATCTTCTCACTTTACTTTTGCTGGACCTGGATTTGCTAGTGCAACTAATGATCCTGATCTCTATCTTTATAGAGGATTTACTTATGCGTTTGATAATAGTGTAAATGGTGGTAACCATCCATTTAGAATACAGACCTCACAAGGTTTACAGGGAGCACCATATACAGATGGTCAAACTGGTAGTGGAAGCAATATATTATACTTTACCGTCCCTATGGACGCACCAAACGTTTTATATTACCAATGCACAATTCATGCGTTGATGAATGGTGTTATTAACATTGTCTCATAATTAAATGGCAAGAACAGTACCTGGATCTGGAGCAGTAATTGAGCCTTTATTCAATAAAGTCTTTGGCATAAAAGCAGTCAAAGTAATTGAAGGGGGTAAGGAATACGAAAGTGCAGATCCACCTAGACTTACAATTACTGGTTGTGGTACTCCTACAGAAGAAGCGTTATTATATCCAATTATTGATGATGACTCTGGTAAAATTATTCATGTACGGGTTTTAGAACCTGGATTGGGTTATGATCCATTGCGTGTTTCTATAACTCCTTTACAAGATACACCTAATGTTGTAACTTCTTTTGATGTTAATAGAATATGGCAATCTAATCCAAATTCTAGTACTACTGGTACCTTTGCTACAGATACAGATAGGTTAACAATACAAACAGATGGTGATCCAAAACCTTCCAATATTACAACTGAAAACCTAAGAGTTCCTGGTGGTGGATCTACTTTAACAGATGATACTTTCAATCAACAATTCATCTATAGAGGTGGTAAAGAAGTTCCAAATCCTGAATTAAGAGAATTTCAAAGAAATAAAGCAGTAGGTGTAATGGCTAATGGTGTTCTATTACATACACCAGAATGGGGAGCATTGGGTGGAGCACCAACCAATTTTGATATTGATACAGTAAAACATGGTTATCTCAAATCATCTGATGAATTTGATGGTGTTATAGATACTCAACAATATTATTATCAGTCTAGTAAATTAATTAATCAACTTGCACAGGATAATGGTGCATTTGAAAATGGATTTATAAGACCATTTACTTGGAAAGTAAAAACAGAAATTGATAATATAATGCTGAATGTAGTCAGCACAGAAGAAAATAATGGTGGTACACCAATAGAAGTTGGAAGAACAGTAAGTGTTATTAATGGTGATGGAGTTGCAGAAGTTGCAAAAGTTGTTAGAGATGGTAGTGGAGTTTGCACAAGAGTATATTTAAGATTGGTTGGTGGAACATTTAATCGTAATGATAGAATTATCGGATCTAATGGATTCTATTTTACAATTTCTGGAGATCCATTAGCTTTTCCAACTGGTATTTTTTATATTGAGTTTGGTCCAGATGCTGCTGAATTTGGTAACTTTACTCCTGGAGAATATTATTTTGCACCAGAAGATATTAAAGTTCAAAGAAATTATTTGATTATTTGGGATCAAAGTGATGCTTCTAATCAAGCACCAATGTCTCATCCTATGAGATTTAGTACAACTGCTGATGGTACTCATAATGCTGGTGCTGTATATTACAATAGCACTGGAGCATCAGGAGCACCTGCTGCAGATTATGAGAATGAATATCAGGCATTGTTCATAATGAACGCTGATGAAACATCAAGAATTTATTATTATTGTGCTTATCATACTCACATGTCTGGTTATACTGGTAATGAAGGGTATATAACATTTGATTCAGAGATTGATAATGATCCTCTTCCAAACGATTATTACATAACTGATTTTTATGATGATGGTGGAACACCAGATTACAGTAGACATGCTAATGGACATTCTAAAATTTTAGGAATGTCATTTGATGGATATCCAATATATGGACCTTATGGATATACTAATAACACTACTATAGGAAGAATGACATCTTCATTTAGATTGAAGACTGGTGTTGAAGTTGATGGTAATAGACCTGCACAAACAACAACTGGCAGTGTTTCACATACAATAACTGTTTCTAATGGAAAGTTTTTAATTGGTGGACAATTATTAGAAGTTTTAAATCTTGATAGAGGGAAGACATATACATTCAATTTAGATGATGCATCAAATGATGGTTACATAGGATTGTTTAGTACTACTGAAGATGGTTGGCATTCTACAGGACAATCTACAGATATTGGTGACACCAGTTATGTTTTTTCTAGTGGAGTAAAATATTTTATTAATGGATTAGAAGTACAGTATCAATCATATATTAGTGGATTTACTACTGCTACTACAAGATCTATTCAATATGAATCGAAAGTAGATGCACCAACAGTCATATATGCATTCTCATATAGTGGCACAGAGGTTGGATATCGTTTAGTTAATAATGGATATGTAATGGGTGATTTCACACAAGATTACATATATGAAGAAGGTCTTGGATTACTTGATGAACAAAACGGTATTTTTGCTTCAACTCCAGAATATCCTAATGGCACATATTGCTATTTCATGACTGAAGATGGTAGTGGCAATCCTGTATATCCATATGTTGTAGGTCCAAAACTTTATGGAGCTCCAATATTTGAAGGAGATACATTACCTACTGTTGCATCAGAATTTCCTTTTGGTGCTGAAGGTAAAGTTAATGTTAATGATGGTGCAATTGATTTTATTAAAATGGTTAAAACTGGAGATGGATACTTCGGTCCTACTCAAGCAACAATACTTGGTGGAGAAGGTACTGGAGCAACAGTTACACCAACTGTCCAAACTGTTACTGGTTTAACATTATTAACTGATGGAAGAAATTTCTTAACTCCACCATCTCTTATTTTTGAAGGTGGCGGTGGTCAAGGGGCAACTGGAGCTGCATCTATAGATGTTACAGGAAAACTAACTAATATAAGTGTAGTTGATCCAGGAGAATTTTATGCTGAAGCTCCTTATATTTTAATTACAGGTGGAGGAGGATTAGGAGCAAAAGCTGTTGCAAGAATCTCTCAAGGTTCTGTTATTGGTGTTGACATTATTGATCCTGGTGGAGGGTATACAACTGAACCTAATGTAATTTTCCAGAAACTTGTTGATTTAAAGAGAAAAGCAAGAGCAAGACAGTCTCAAGCATCAGAATCATTCTTCTTAACTGGATTATTGAAAGAAGTTACTGCTTCTGATGATACAATATATGTAAGGTCTACTGGTGCTTTCCCTGGATCAGGATCGATTATAATTGATCAGGAAACTATTAGTTATGCATCAAAAGGACCACAAAAATTTACAGGTTTAACTAGAGGAGTAAACTTTAGATATGACCAAAGGGTTGTTTTAGATACTGGACAAAATGATGAAAATCAAGTATCAACATACACATATAGTGTTGGTGATAGAGTTATAAGAAGTATTGAAAACTCTAATAATAAAATTGCTAAGGTTTATGATTGGAATCCATTTAATAGAGAATTATTGGTAACTTTTGAAGTTGATGAATTGGCATTTATTGATGCTGGTATACCTTCTACAGAAGATACAATTGTGCAATTTGATGCTGGTACTCCTGGAAGTGCAAGTTCTTCATTCCAACCACATGTGATATTAACATCTACTGGTGATAATATTACAGCTTTAACTGTTCCAATTACAGTTTTACAAGACAGAAAATTTGAAGATGATGATGAATTAGAGGGTCTAGGAGATGGTATACCAGATCTTGTAAATACTGGAACTGCGTATGTCAATCAAATAAGTCTTGATGGTGGTATTCATAGTTCTCTTTATGGTGTTGAAGAAACACAAGGTGGACAAAATACTACTTTATTCCAGGTGGGAGAAAGTCTTAAGGATGGATCTACTCCACTTAAGTTTGCAACTGTTATTGAAGCAGGTGCTCTTAATGAAGGCCGACCTCATGCTGCTATAGTTGAAATTACCGTTGATCCTCTTTACGGTAATGGATTAAACTTTAGTGTTAATGAAGTTGTTACTGGACAATACTCCCAAATTCAAGCAACAGTAGTTTCTTGGGATAATGCTAGAAGTGTATTAACTGTAAAGGATATTGTCCCATTTGATACTGGTGATGTTAACAAGGGTGTTAATGGTAAGTTGTATTCATTCTCAGAGAAAGGAACTGTAACTGACTTTATTGTACTGGATCCTGGAGCTGATTACACTCAAGTTCCTACTATTGCAGTTGAGGATATTGGTGATATCCAAGCAACAGGAACAGTTAATATGACTACTGCTGGAGACCAAATTGCCTCTGTAACTATTACTAATGGTGGATATGGAATTGTTCCATATGTAGATGGCACTTATAACTTACATCCAACCATAACTGTAACCAATGGTGGTGGAGATACCACTGGAGCTGGAGCAATATTGCAAGCAATTACTAGCGGTGAAAACATCGTTGGTAATGGTGGAGCATCTTATAAAATCAAGTCTATTGAGTATCAGACACAAATTAGATCCTAAAAGTCTGATAAATAAACAAGAGGATACCAAATCTTTATATATCGTAGGAAATGGCAGCATTACTAACTGATCAATTTAGAATTTTTTCTGCACAGAAATTTATTAAAGCACTCGAAGGTCCAGTTGCGACCCAGAGTGATAGTGATGCTGGAGCTTCTAGAGATCGTCTATACATTTTTATCGGCAGACCACAATCGTGGGATGATGAAAACAACCCACCCCAAGCAGTAGATTCTTTCCAAGAATTTTCATCAGCATATGATGATATGATTTCTTTGAAAAGGGTCTTGGCTTCTGACGTTGTGCAGGTTGTAAGACGAATTGACTGGGTTTCTCCAGAGCAGACTACAGGTGGTCTAGGTTTTACCTATGACATGTATCGTCACGATTACTCACCTAGTAAGACTGCATCTTCTGGTGCTACTAAACTGTATGATTCCGACTTTTATGTTGTGAACTCACAGTATCAAGTATATAAATGTATCTACAATGGCACTTCTCCCTCGGATCCAAATGGTAAACCGTCAACGGTTGAGCCGACTGGTACTTCGACTTCTATTATTACTACTGGTGATGGTTATCGTTGGAAGTATCTTTATACCATTCCCGTGGCTTCTGTTTTGAAGTTTTTCTCTAATGATTACATGCCTGTTTTCATTAATGATGCTGTAAGAACAAATGCTGTTAGTGGAGAAATTGATACCGTTGTAATCAATGCTGCTGGTGCTGGTTACAATAATGGTACATATGACAATGTGTCTATTAACGGTGATGGCACAGGTGCTAGAGTTTCTATTGTTATAGATGGTGGTAAAGTCATCTCTGCAACAGTAACCTCTGGAGGTACTGGATATACATTTGGTAAAATCAGTGTTGATACTATTACAGGAATCGGCACAGGAACAAACGCTGAAGTTGATGTCATAATTCCACCTCCAGGTGGTCATGGTTACGATCCAGTCATTGAGATGGGTGGATATAGAGCTATGATTAATGCTAAACTCTCATATGATGAGGGTGCAGGTGACTTCCCAATTGATAACGATTACCGAAGAATTGGTTTAATTACAAACCCTCTTAAGTTTGGTACATCTGAATTGATTTCTGATCTAACAGTTTCAGGAACTAAAGCGGTTATTTTCCCACCTACTTTCCAAGGTAATTACATCCCTGATGAAATTATCACACAATCTAGAATTGTTGGTGGTGTTAATGTTACTGCACGTGGAAGAGTTATTTCATGGAATGCAACAACAAAACTTCTCAAGTATTATCAAAATAACGTTGATGGTATTTTTCCAGAAGTTACTGGTACGTTGAATGAATTTGATGGGTCTAACCCCATTAATGGTGCTACATCAGGTGCTGCAGGGCAACCAGATGTTAACTTCCCAACTGTACCTAATACTTCTTCTAGGACAATCAATAATACTGAGTATGATCTTGGAATGAAATTTAATAATGGTTATGCGAAGTCTGAAATCAGATATAGCACTGGACAAGTGGTCTACATAGATAACAGACGCTCAATTAGTCGTGCAAACGACCAAGTAGAAGACATTAAAATCGTAATCGAGTTCTAAACGAATGGCACAAAATACCAATTTAAACGTTACCCCTTACTACGACGATTTCGATAAGGATAAGAATTTTTATCGAGTGCTGTTTCGACCTGGTTTCCCTATACAGGCTCGTGAATTATCAACAATGCAATCGATCTTACAGAATCAGGTCGAGAATGTTGGTACGCACTTCTTTAAAGATGGTGCAATGGTCATACCTGGACAGGTTGGTTATGACTTAAACGTTAGTGCTATTTTACTTCAAGAGTCATTCCTTGGTAGTGATGTTGAAACATATAGAACACAATTAGATGGTGCTATAATTGAAGGACTGACAACAGGTATTAAAGCAAAGGTATTATATAGTATTTCAGCAGAAACTTCAGAGAAAGGTTATATTACATTATATGTTAAGTATATTGATTCTGGAGATACAACTTCAGAGTCTGGATTAAAGACTTTCCAATTAAATGAGCAGTTAATATCAGATAAAGAAATAACATTTGGATCTACTCTTATTGAGGTTGGCACACCATTTGCTCAGTTGTTACCAGTAAATGCAACTGCTACAGGTTCTTCAGCATATATTAGTGAAGGTGTCTACTTTGTTAGAGGACACTTTGTTAATGTTCCTTCTAACTATTTAATTCTTGAACAATATAGTAATAATCCATCATTCAGGGTTGGTCTTGAAGTATTAGAATCTATTGTTACTCCTGAAGATGATGAGTCACTAAATGATAATGCTGCTGGTACTTCAAACTATTCTGCACCTGGTGCTCATAGATTTAAAGTATCTACTAATTTTGTTAAGAGACTTATTACAGATGAAGCAGATAAAGACTTCATTGAATTGTTAAGAATTAATAATAGTGTTGTAGAAAATTTTGTTGAAAGGACAGCATATAGTGAATTAGAAAAATCTATGGCTCGTCGTACTTTTGAAGAGTCTGGAGATTATGTTATTGATACTTTTAATACTAAAGCAAGGGAGCATTTAAATGACGGATTCAACAACGGTGTATATGATGCTGGAACAACTAGTCAGGATGGAAATGTCGCTGATGAAGCAATGGTTGCTCTCGAAGTCTCCCCAGGAAAGGCTTACGTTAGAGGATATAGAACAGAGTTTATAACACCACAATATGTTGATGTAGAGAAACCAAGAGATTTTGATTCTATTCAAAATGGTATCATTAATTTCAATCTTGGTAACTTTATGAAAATTTATGATGTTACTGGATGGCCTGAAATTAGTGGTGATGGTGTTACTGATGCATATCAGATAGTTGAATTTTATGATGACTGGGCAGCTAATGCAACTGCATCTATTAAATCAGGTGCTACTTTAATTGGTAGAGCTAGATTAATTCAATTGCAGAAAGCAGTTACGTCAACTGCTAGTACTAATCCATTTGGGGGATCTGGTCCTATTGATGGTGTCTATGATATGTGGTTCTTTGATCCACAAATGTGGACTGCATTAAACATTACTAATCCAGGAACATTTACTGTTGGAATGAGAGTTGTAGGTAAGACATCTGGATCTTACGGTTATGTTGCTAGTATTGGTGCTGGTACACATTACATATACCTAGAACAAGTAACTGGTGGATTTACTAATGGAGAGATATTAGAAGTTGATGGTAGAGTATATGGTACTTTAGAAGCAGCGTGGACGTATAATATTACTGATGCTAGATCTGTATTTGGAAAAATTGCTGGCACTAACAATGTTAGATTTGGTGCTAACCTTATTCTAAATGATGCTAAGGCTATTGAAGCATCTACTATAAATGTTGATGATACTACAGATGATGAAATTACTGGTTTCAGAACTAGATTTGATAAAGATCTACGTCCTGGTGATGTAGTTACTCCAGTTATTTCAAACTCTGAAGGAAATAATACACATAGAATTTTACGAGTTGATCCAACTGCTATTGGTGTAACAGCACAGAATAAGAAAACTTCTGTTGCTGCAGCAGATGTTATTTTTAATTATGATGAGGAGACAGCTAAGATTGATGGTACATTAAAAGTTGGTACTGTTGCAGATGGAGATTATGGTGAATTAGTTAGGATGCGTCCTTTCGTATTCCAAAAAGATTATCAAAATGGTGAGCTTTCATTTGACCTTCCTCAAGATGTGATGAAGGATATAAGTGATGAATCATTCTTTGTATACAGAAACTTTGCATCTAAAACTGTAACTACTGGATCTATTACATTTACTCTTCCAGAGACTGAAGCGTTTGCTGCAATGGCATCTGAGCATTATGTGCTGACTGTTATTGCTGATGGTGGTGATACAACATGGACAAACGGAATGAACATTGATGTTGATTCGCAGGCAGATGCTGGTAACTTAGTAATATCATTTGGTGCTCAGAATCAATCATTCTCTATAGCTGGTCTAGGACAAGTTGCTACTGTTACTTTAACTGCATTGATATCTAAGAATACTGTTACTAAGAAGTTAAAAACTGCTTCTAAGATGCAAGCGTTAAAGGTATATAAAACTAATGATAATGTAGATGTACAACAAACAGGACTTGTTTATAGTAGTCTATATGGTACTAGAGTTCAGGATGGAGATATCTCTTTAGGTATTAATGATGTTTATAAGATACATGCAATTTATGAGTCATATGATGAGAATGATGCATCACCTCCATACTTAACATTAACTGAATCAGTATTCTTTGGTACAGGAAAATTAGTTGTAGGTAAAACATCTGGTGCTAGAGGAAGAGTAATTTCATTCCAGAACACTACTCAAAAACTTTATTATGTTGCAATTAATGAGATTCCTTTCCTCAATGGAGAAATTGTTGAGGGATATGATGCTGCTAATGATCCTATTACTGGAATTATAGATGATGATGAAGATTCAATTTTCCTTGGAAGTAAAGTAATTACAGATGAGTTTGAGTTAGAAGCTGGAATGCGTACTAACTTCTATGATGTTTCTAGATTAACTAGACCAGGAGGAACAGTACCACCTAATAGAAGACTATTAGTTATATTCGATTACTTCATTCATGAAGCATCTGGTGATTATTTCTCTGCTGAATCTTATAGTGGTATTACATTCAAAGAGATTCCTAATTACAAATTAGATGGATCTATTAAGTATATCAGAGATCAGATTGATTTCCGACCTGCTGTTAAAGAGTTAAGAAATGGTACTGGTACTATAAGTGCTCCATACTATGTCAATTGTACTACATTTGACTACAACTCAAGAGTCTTTACTACTGCTGGTGGTAGTGGTGCTTCCACAGTATTTGATATTATGCAAGTCAACTCTTCATTCAGAGCAGACTATAGTTGGTATCTACCAAGAGTTGATAAGTTATATCTATCTCATGATGGAGATTTAAGAGTTGCTAAAGGTGTATCTGGTAAGTTCTTAATTCCACCACAACCAGTACAAAATTCAATGTTGCTTGCAAACATTGAATACAAACCATATGTATTTGATCCTGAAAGAGATATTATCATTAAACCTGAAGTAATTCGTCGTTATACGATGAAAGATATTGGTGATATAGAAACACGTTTAACTAACGTTGAGTATTATACATCATTGTCAATGCTTGAATCTCAGGCAGATAATACTAAAACTTATGATGAAAATGGATTCGATAGATTAAAGAATGGATATGTTGTTGATGACTTTACTGATCATACAATCGGTGATGTTTTAAATGTAGATTATAAGTGTTCTCTAGACTTTAGAGAAGGTCAGTTGAGACCACAACATTATACTACAAACGTAGGATTGCAATATAGTGCTTCTGATTCTACTAATGTAGTAAGGACAGAAGGTAATGTTTTAATGCTTCCTTATATAGAAGAAGCATTAGTGCAACAACCATATGCTTCAAGAACAGAAAATGTAAACCCATTTAACGTTTTTACATTTATTGGACGTATTGATCTTCAACCTGCATCTGATGATTGGGTTGATATTGAAAGACTGCCAGCTAGAGTTGAAAACATTGAAGGAGACTTCTCTGCAGTATCAAGAGATATGCAGGTTGATCAAAATGGTTTTGCTCCTATTCAGTGGGGATCTTGGCAGACTAACTGGACTGGTGAAACATTAACTTCTTCATCTCAACAACAATCTACATCTGGTACTTATGGTATTGGTCGTCAGTTAGGTCGTGCTGGTCATGGTCAAAGGACTCAGGGTCTATTTTATCTACATGAGCGTCGCACATTCCGTGTTGTTAATAATCAGGCTCGTCAAGGTATTAGATCTAAAGTTGTGCCCAAGATTGAAAGAAAATCACTTGGAGATACAATTCTTTCAACAAGTACAATTCCTTGGATTCGTTCTAGAAACGTTGGATTTAATGTATTCAGATTGAAACCACGTACTAGATTCTATGGATTCTTCGATGGAGTTGCAGTAACACCTTATATTACTCCAAAAGTAATTGAGATAATTAAAAACTCAACAACAGATGCAAGAACAAATGAAACACCATTTGTTGTTGGTGAAACTGTAGTAGGTCAAAATTCAAAATGTCAACTTAAGGTAGTTGCTCCTAATGATGGATATACAACTAACCCATATGGAAAAGGAACAGAAACATTACCTGAAACATATGCATCACAAACAGAATATTTAAATCATGATATAACTGCAATTTCAGAAACTGTATCACCAGATTATTTTGGTAATATGCAAGTCGGTGAAGTATTAGTTGGTCAAACTTCTGGTGCTAGATGTGTTGTTAGAGAACGTCGTCTATTGACAGATAACGTTGGTAATATTCAAGGTACTTTGTTTATACCTTCTCCTAAGAATGATGCTAATCCTCGTTGGGCAACAGGTACAAGAAGTTTCAGATTTACCACTTCAGACACTAACTCAACTATGAGTGGTGCTGTAGATTCATCTGCACAAACCAATTATACTGCTTCAGGTACTACTCAAACAGTACAGGAAAATATTCTTGCAATTAAAAATGCAGAGATTGTCCAAGACACTGTTAGTGAAGAAAGAGTTGTTGAGACAACTAGAACTGAAGAGCGTCAGATTGGTTGGTATGACCCTCTTGCTCAATCATTTATTATTGAGAAAGAAGGTGGCACATTCTTAACAAGTGTTGAAATATATTTCCAAACAAAGGATACAAATATTCCTATCTCTATGCAGATAAGGACTATGGTAAATGGATATCCAAGTAAGAGTATCCTACCTTTCTCTGATGTAACTATTAATCCAGAACAAGTAGAGATTTCTGAAAGTGCTGCTGTGCCAACTAAGTTTACTTTTAGAGCACCAGTTTATATTAAGTCATCTACAGAATATTGTTTTGTATTACTATCTGACTCTAATGAATATAAGGTTTGGATATCTAGAATGGGTGATGTAGACGTTACAGGAACAAGGACTATATCTGAGCAGCCATATGCTGGTGTCTTATTCAAGTCACAAAACGCATCTACTTGGACTGCTGACCAGTATGAAGATTTGAAGTTTAGTATCTATAGAGCAGAGTTTACTCAAAATACAGGTACTGCAGTATTAACTAATACTGCTCAAGGAAAAGGAAATGGTGGAATTCATAGGTTGATTAACAACCCAATTCAAACTTTGAAACCAAAGACTTCCTTAACTCTACCTACAGGTAGCAACTATACATTCTCTTTAGGTGCTAGATTAAAGCAGGTTACTACTGGTGCATTGGCAACAGTATTGGACCATAACACTACACCTGATCCAGATACATTAACTGTTAATGAAGTTAGTGGAAACTGGTTAGTTGGTAGTGCTACAACTTACATGATTACATCATCTCAAACTAATGCTACAATTAGCACATCTGGTGTTTCAGGAACATTTGAAGCTGGTGACGTAGTTACTGGTGGTACTTCTGGTGCAGTAGGTGAGGTTGTTTCTTGGGATGCTGCTGGTAATTCATTGGTATTGAATTATGTGACTAAGGCATTTACAGCAACAGAAACCATTACAGAACCAGGTGGTGCTACTGCTGTAGCAGCATCAATTAACTATACTGGTGATAGTATTGGTGCATATCTTACTGCAGCACCTACATTTGCTGCTAGTGAGAAAGAGGTCTTGGTATACCATAGAAACCACTGTATGCACAATAGAACAAATAATGTTAAAGTTGAAGGACTTATCTCTGAGATAGGTGATACAGTATTAACTGGATCTTTAACTGATTCTGCTACTAGTATTGCAGTTGAAGCAACAGGTGGCAATTTCCATAAGATTATTAACGGTGTTGCAATTAGTGATTCCAATCCAGGATACCTTAAAATTGGTGATGAAATTATTAAGTATAGTGCAATTTCTAATGATGGTAAAACTATCACTGTTGCAACTTCAGGTAGAGGAGCAGCAGAAACTACAGCAGTAGCACATGCTGTTGACGATATAGTGGAATGTTATAACCTTGATGGTATACCATTGACAGAATTGAATAAAACTCATACTTCAATCTCTTGTCCTTGGTTAGATACTTACATGTTACATACTACTAGTATTGCTAGTGGTGGTATACGTGCTGGTGGTGGAAATGTGTATGCTTCACAAAACGTACAATTTGAAACTCTAACACCTCAAGTATCTGTTATGGATTTACCTGAGACTACTATTGCTGCAAGGATTAACACTACCAGTGCAACTTCTATCGGTAATGGATCTACGACTCAGGATCAAGCATCATTTGTGAATGATGGAGCATATGAGTTTATAACATTGAATGATATGAATCAGTGGGCTAATCCAAGAATGGTTTGCTCAGATGTTAATGAATCAGCTAAATTGAGTGGTGCAAAATCACTTACACTTAAGGTTGATATGGTAACTGAGAAGACTCATTTATCTCCAGTTGTTGATTTGGATAGATGTTCTTTGATTACAACATCTAATAGAATCAATAAGTGGCCTGGTGGTCCTAATGCATATGGACAACAAGCAGACATTGATACATCACAAGATGTTTCTGTATTACCATATGGAGATCAGAATGATGCTGTATACATTACTCGTTTGGCAAGACTTATTAAAGAGTCAAGATCTTTAAGAGTTGATTTCCAAATGTCACGACCACCAGAGGCTGAGGTAAGACTTTACTATCGTGTATTCAGTAATGGTAGTAATGATGGTTTAGATTCAGTGGGTTGGACTTTAATGCCAGCACCTTTACAATATGATTCTGCACCATCAGAAGAAATCTTATGGAAGGATTTCTATTATGAAGTTAGTGGATTGAATTTCAATGCATTCCAACTTAAGATTGTTATGAGATCAACAAACCAAGCAAGAGTTCCATTAATTGCTGATTTACGTGCTATTGCACTTGCAACATAATGAATGGATTAATACCTGTAGAAGGAAAGGATGGCTGGTATAGAGATCCAGACTCCAATGCTATCGTAAATGCCAATACATCAGACTATGATAAATATATGGCAACTTATAATAAACGTCAGAAAGAGATTTCTGAAAAGAAGGCTTTACAAAATGATGTTTCTGAGTTAAAATCAGAGATAAGTGAGATAAAGTCACTCTTGAAAACGTTAGCTAACAAAACCGTATCATGACAGAGACACCAGTTGAAAAGATTTCCCAAGAACAAATGCTCAAAGAATTTAAAGAGCGTTTTCAAAAGTTGATTACTGAGAATCAACAGCTTGGTCAAAAGATAAAAGAGAATGAATCTCAAGCACTCAAATTACAAGGTGCTATAGAAACGTTGGAATATTACCTTCAGTCTGAGGCAGAACCTCGACCTGATGGTACTATCGATCCCGACAATATAGATGAATAATTGAAAGGGGTTTAAAAACCCCTTTTTTATTAGCATAAATAACTCAGAAGCATTAACTGTACATAGGTCGTCCTAAAATAAAATGGCAAATAGAATTCAATTAAGACGAGGTGGTGCTCAGGAATGGGCAAACTCAAACCCTACATTGGCACAAGGTGAATTAGGAGTTGAATTAGATACTGGTCGCTTTAAAATCGGTGATGGTGTAACTGCATGGAACTCTTTGAGATATGAGAGACCCATCGAATCTACATCTAATACCGCTAACACTCTTGTACAAAGGGATGCTGATGGTAACTTCCAAGCAGGTACGGTTACCGCTACAGTTATTGGTAATGCATCAACCTCATCACGACTTGCTTCAACTAGACAAATTCAATTAACAGATGATGTTACTTGCTCTGGTGTTTTTGATGGATCGGCAAACTTAACACTTAATGCTACACTAGAATTACTTTCATCATTACCTCATTATGATGGCACATCTACTTCAACAGGAAGTTATACAAAAGTTACTGTAGATGCTAAAGGTAGAATTATTAATGCTTCTACTCCATCAACTCTTGCAGATTATAATCTTAATGGAACTGTAGAGGGATCTTCTGCACAGGCATATGACGCAGATCTTGCATCGTTTGCTTCATTAGCAACTACTGGTCTTGTTAGTAGGGTATCTAATGGTAGTATTACTACTAGAGTTTTAACAGGTACTGCTTCTAGAATTTCTGTTGCTGATGGTGGTGGTATATTAGGAAATCCAATCATTGATATGATCCTGACTGCTGTAGTGCCAGGTGATTACAATACAGAATCTTTAACTTCAGTAAATGGTGTTGGTAGTAACAGCGAACCGTTTGGAACAGAAACTGTTAATGCTACAAAGTTTACAGTTGACGGATATGGTAGACTAACTAGTGCAACCAATGTACCTATTGCAACAGCAGTAGAAGGAACAGATGCAGCAGCATACAATAATGGATCGACCTATTCCAGAGGTGATAGGATCACTAATGCGTCGAATCTTTATCAGGCCATTGCAGCTATTGCGGCTGGAGCTGGAGCACCTACTCATACAGATACTAGCGATACTGGATCGTGGAGACATCTTGGTGCGGTTACCACGAAGCAGAAGGGTCTCGCTTCCTTTGCTCAAGAGGATTTTGATGTATCTGCAGGGGGTCACGTTAGTCTTTCTGCTGCTGGTATTGACAATAATCAATTACAGAACAGTAGAGTTTCGTTTGCTGACGGTAATACGAAGGAAGACTTCGATCTCGACCAAGAATTAACTGCTACTACTGGTTATAGAGGTTTCAATTATTTAAACTATGTTAAAGTCAACGATACTTCAGGCAATCTTCTCTTCGGTGCTAATAATACTGGTGATGCTGGTGCTGGTGAAGTTGATATTAATGTAAGAACTTACATTTCAGATCCAGATATTACTCTGGATGGTGCTGTTGCACAAACTTTAGATAAGAGTGGAGATGGAAATCTAACATTCCAGACTACACAAAACTCAGCATCTGCTAGATCTTTAAGTATACTTGCAACCAACTCTGGTAGTGGTGCTAGTAATATTGTTATAACTGCAGAAGATAAGGTTACTATTACTGCTTCTGAAGCAACTAACGGTAAGGTACAAGTAGAAGATACATATTTCCAAGGAGATTATATTGCTTCCTCTGCTGCTACAATGATTCTTGATCCAGGTGATGATCGAGCAGTCACTGGTAAAGTTCAGATAATGGGGGATTTACAAGTCGATGGCACAACTACAACAGTTAATTCAACCGTTACTACGGTTGATGATCCTATTATCACTCTTGGTGGTGATACTGCTCCAGGTTCAGATGACAACAAGGACAGAGGAGTTGAATTCAGATATTACGATGCTTCGGCAAAGGTTGGATTCTTTGGTTACGACGATTCAGCCGCAGATCTTGGAGGGCATACAGGAGCGTTTACATTCCTCTACGATGCCACAAATACCTCCGAAGTATTCTCTGGAACAGATGCAGGGATCATCGCTGGTAATTTAAGTCTTACAACTAATACTAATTCAACATCTAATACTACTGGAGATTTGGTAGTTGCTGGTGGTGCTGGTATTGGAGATGATGTTAATATTGGTGGTAGTGTAGATGTAGATACTAACCTTCGCATTCATGGTACATCTCGTTTTGATGATACTATGGAATTGCATGGTGCTGCTAAGTCATTGCAATTTAAAAATGGATCAGGCACTGTTAAGAGTGAAATTCATACAACATCTGGTAATGCAGAATTCGGTGGTGTTGTAACAGTCACAGGAGATACTGATTTAAATGCAAACTTAAACGTAGCATCTCTAGTTCATTTTGAGTCTACAGACAATCCAGATATTCTATCTGGTGCTCCTCACTCAATTCAGAATAGTGATTATGGTGCATTAAGAGTAGATGGTGGTGGTTACTTTGATAAGGATGTATTGTTTAACGGTGATATCTATCTGAATGGTGACTTTAACCAGCAAGAAGACGCAACTGAGAATTATGGTTTAAGAAACTATCTATCTGTCAGATATAAGATGCGTGCAGGTTCTGTTTCTGCATACACTCCAAGTTATTCAAACCATAACACATCTAACTTAAGGGTTTATGGTGGTGCTGGTATTAACACTACATTGCATGTTGGTGCTACTGGTAGTGGAGAAGGTTTATTTGTAGGTAAGAAAAACTCTGGAGATACAGTTAAGTTTAGTGTTGATGGACCTTCTGGTAACGTTGATACTGCAGGTACTTTAGTTGTTGCAGGTCAAACAACTATTAATGACTCTCTATACATCAATGCTGCTAACGAAGAGTTTGCAATTCAGAATGGATCTGGCACTGATAAGTTTACAGTTGACACAGACAATGGTAATACAGTAATTCAAGGTACTGTTAATATTGAGGGTGTAACTGATATTGATAATGACTTTGCAGTTAGAAATAACACAACAGATAAGTTTAAAGTTACTGCTTCAAATGGTAATACTAATATTGAAGGAACTCTAACTGCTGATGGTCACACTGAGTTAAATTCAACTCTTAACGTTGATAACAATACAACTCTTGGTGGCACACTGGTAGTTACAAGTACATCTGAGTTTAATGGAACTGTAGAT